TTCACCCCATATATCGCCAACAGCGGTTGAAGCTTGTTGTAAACCATAAGTAGTTAAACTATTAGCAGTAGACTTAGCTATAGCATCACCAATACTTTTACCATTTATTATGGCAGTGGTAGCACCATTTACAGCATTTGTTATAACTTGAGTACTTAAATCTTTAGGGTCAAAAGTCATATTATTTTCTGCGGCAAAATCTCTAAACTGGTTCATTACTAAACCTTGCACAGACCCAGTAAATCCTGCTTTAAGAACTTGATCTAAAGGCTTACCTTGAATAGCTGCTGTAGCCGCCGATGCCGAGGCACTTGTTAAAACATTTGTCATTAAATCGCCACCCATGTTTGCCGATGCGTAAGCTTGTACAACAGAAATACCAACCTGTTGAATACTGCCGTGCCCATTAGCATAACTTGTTGTTGACATAGCAACGGTTGGGGGTACTCCCACATACATTAAGGCAGCTACTTCAATTGCTTCTAACGGATGGGTTATATAAAACTTTGCTTGGCTAATAGTACTTTCAATAGTGTTATGCACCATATCGTCAAAACTAGCAAAGAAGTTTCCAATTGCACCACCGCAACCCATTATTCGTCCTTTCTTATATCAACTTCTATTTGGTAGAAAGGAACACCATTTTGATTTTTACCTGCTTCTCTAGATTGCACAGGGAACCTAGATTTAAGTATAGTAACTGTTTGAATGTTTGCGCCTTCAGCAGTTAGCCGATAAAACCCAGCCTTCTCCATAGCACCACCAAACTCTATTATGTTACGAGCAAAAGTTTTATAACTTTTCTCGGCGTTAAATGTAGATATTAAATTTGCTTCATGTGGTTTTACTATTTCGTATAGAAACAGTGTATTGTTATTGCGCATTAATCGATATTTTGGAAACTGGATTGCCGAGTATATATAAGCATGGAACCTTTTCCAATCTACACCTGATTGTTTTACCTCGTCAGAGTTTTTGACAATATCCTCCATTGTCATTCGGTTTGGGTCAGGTTTATATTTTTGTTCTTTGGGTTTCATGGCGTAGCAGTTCCTATTAAGCCTCTACCAGCAGTTCCTGATAAAGAAACTACAATTGTTGTTACGCCATCGGCGGTTTTCCAATTGGTACCGTTCCACCAAATTGGTCTATCTATTGTTGTATCATAATAATATTGCCCTATCTGTAAGTCAAGGGCAGGTCTATTAGCGGATGTTCCCGAAGCCGGTGTAAGAAGAGAGCGTGTAGCACCGTCTAAGAAAGTAAAATATAACCGCAATACGCTAGAATACTGATCTTGGTAAGATTTCTGGTAGTCCTGAGTCGCAACCGGTAGCGCAGGAGGTTGAGGTAAAAATACCTGCATTATCTTCTACCATCAGCACGAATATCCATACGAGGCGCACCTAGTTGAAATGTTGAACCTATTTGATTAGACTGAACTTTAAATGACATCTGCCGTCCACGAACCCGAACATATAAATATTCTGTAAACGCTTCAACAGGATAACTAACACTCTGTACTACAGTACCATCATTAGTACCTCCAACGGATAACGGATTGTTATACCCCGAACCCGAGTTTTGTAATGGCAGTAAAGACATTGTTACTTGCGGTGCACTAGTTGTAGACCCGTTAAATGTTATATCCGGCACAATCCTCCAAACAAACCCAAAGGTATGCCCATCATCTATATCAAACTGAGAAGATGTTATGTAAGCATCTATAGCAACACCTGTTGCCGTAGTAAAGTCATCTAACCCATACTCTTGGTACACTAAGTTATTACTTGTTGTATTTAAGAATGTTGCCGCAAGTGGGTAATTTAATAATCCACTGTCTAACCATGCAGACCGGTTCATTGTGCCGTAAGACCAAATTTTTTCTAAGTAATTATAAATTACATAGCGATCAATTATTACACTAGTGGCAGAACAATAAAACCACCAGACCTCGTTAAAGCCTTCATTAGTTGCAGCAAAAAACTGTTCTTTCTGGGCTAAGTTTATATCGTTGTAAACATATCTTCTTAAGTCACAATTTAATGTTTGAACCTGTCCCGAATACGTATAGAACTTATCAAAACCCATCCAATAGGTAACCCCAGACGCAAGTGCTGCTGCGTTCGGTCCTACTATAGAAATACTATCACCTAGTAATGTCGCACCCCAAACTCCCGAGGCGGCTCCTAAATACTGTAGAGAATAAAGACTTGAGTCAGTCCAAACTAAAATTTCTTGACGACTTTGTAAGGCAGTTACTATCCTAGACCCATGCGAAAGCCGTAAACTACCAGCCTGATTAGTAGCTGCTGGAGTCCATACAGTTACAGACTCTTGGTCGCCCCAACGAAGTAACATCGGGTCTTGCACGGAAGAAGAATAATCATCGCAACCAAACGCAAACACAAACCGATAGATGTCAGATATAAACACAAAATTCTGAACTGTAGGACAGTCAGCATCGCCAATTGTGCTTAAGTTAATACCACGACCTGTTAATCCAATAGATGTAGTCCAATAATATATACCCCCACCACGAGGTCCGAATACTAAATTTTCACCAAAATTGCTCTGACTCCATAGTTGTAATGAATTAAAGTTGGTTGTACCAGAACCCCAAAGACCTGACCCCCAAGGACCTGCGCCCCAGCCTACGTTAGGTACTACTACCGCCGGACCCACATTTAACTGATACGCAGCAGATACAGCCGAACCACCATAACTTCCAGCAGGGATAACAGACGCAACGGTTATTGAATAGCTATTAACATTAATGTAAGTAATCTGATACTCTTGATTCCATGTTGTAGCGTAAGTACCTGTGGCACCACTAAAAGTTACAAAGTCCCCATTTACAGCACCGTGTGCTGTGGCTGTTACAGTAATAGTTGTTGTACCTGTAGAAACAAACGGGTTTGCACCCAACGTGGTAGTTACTCGAATCGGCGTAATATCGTTATACGCACCACCACTTTCAATGTAAAACTTCAGGTTAGTGCCAACCGCAATAAGATTTGCTTGCCCTAATGTTGTCCATGCCCATAGAGACCGACACACACCTTGATATGTTGCTCCAGAGATTCTAAGCCAGCCACCTATTTTTTCCGGCGTTCCTTGACGGAACCGAACCTTATCGCTTTCGTACCAGCCACCTTCGGTGGTGTACCTAGTATTCTCTCGATTAACTCCGGGTTTAAAAACAAGTTTCTTAAGCGGCATACAACCGAGTTCCCTGTTTGTCAATAATCAATGCTTGTTTACGGGGTGCGTTATGAATAGAGTTAGGGATACTAATGTGAGTCCATCTGTCAAACTCCCGGATAATCTGGTCATAGGGTAAACCCGAAGCTATTACAGCTTGCACAACTTCATCCGGAGTTACGCCCGGAACTCTTATGTCCGCAGCGCAACCAACCCTGTGCTGGCTAGTATCTTTAGAACCCACAGCATCATTAACCAATTTACTGCGGAAAGCGCTATTAACCATAATGGGTTTGCCCCCCAGAAGTGTTTTAACTTGTTCAAGAAACTCTGCAAGGCGGGTAAGGTTTTTAAGTTCATCATCATTTGGTGTGTTATCTAATGTGCGGTGGTCAGTATGTGTTAATTCATCAAGGGTAAAGTGAGCAGTTAGATTCATTTTTTACCTTTCATATCCATAATTTTCTCAAGCGTACGACCACCGAAGTAAAAGCTCATTATAAGCATACCCCACTGTCCAAGCAACTCGACATAGTTATTGTTTACCTCAATATCCCATGCGCTCATCATGGCAAAAGTAGTGTAAGTCATTAAGATAAATACCAGCGTCATTGGGCGTATGTTTTTAGATAGCCAAGAGTCTGACATCATGTCGGCTTGAACTCGTTTAGTCAGTTCTTGTTGCTCGTTCATGTCTGCTTGTAACTGAGCAAGCTCACCACTCTTTTGCATTTCTAATAGCTTTAGTTGGGCTTCTTGTTTAGCCTGTGGGTCTGGCACAAACTTATCTACAAGTTTCATACCAACACTTAAAATATCGTCTATTCCAAACATTATCGTTTCCCCATTTTTTCACGTTCTTCAAGTAACTGTACTTTAACCTGTAGCTGATGAATGTCTTT